ACGTGGATGTAACTAGACGTGGCAGTGACGGTCAGTCACAGGTGAAGTCGGTCGAGACCCAGTTCCTCAAACGTGGCGGCTGGAGTGGACTTGGTGGCACGGTACGGGTCGAGGCCATGTCCATGTTCTGCAACGACAACCTCATGGTGGACCGTGCCAACTTCATCCTGGAGGATCACTTCGACGGGTTCACCACCAGCGGCAGTGAGTTTTGGAAGCGGGTACGCAAGCGCAACCTGCGGTCGGTGGACAGTTGTGTAGTGGGTGACTTCCTACTCATACTGCAACAGTCGAAGGACAACGTCGATCTCCTCATTGGCGAACGGGAGTGGTCGGTGTTCATCAACAAGGAGATTACATTCCCGGAACTGTATCGCCGCATCTGGGACAGGGAGCTTGACGATGAGTAACACCGGCTTTGAAGCGGCGGTCGTCAAGCTATACACCGGCGTCGAGCAGCCCACCGTTGGGCAGATCGCCAAGCAGTTAGGGGTGGGGTATAGCGTCATCTACCGGGTGCTCAAGATGAGGGGGATCAAGCGGCGACCTAAGGGACCGGCACGTATAGGGTTTCTAAAGGGTAGCAAGAGTGACATGGCGTACCAGTTGTTAGTCACTAACCACCACCTCAAGCCGGGGGATGCCGGGTATATGTCACAGGCCGATATCGCCGACGCCGTCGGTTGTACGAGAGAGCTAGTCAAGGGGGTGTACACCAAGATGAAGGAGCGAGGAATGGTAGACGTAACCTGGAGGACCACCGCATGACCCGTATGGCCGCATGTACAGTATGCAAGACCATCGTCGCCTGTGTCGAGAAGGATGGGCAGTTACTATACCGCGATCACATGGATGGCGACGACATGTGCGAGGGATCATATGACGCGGTAGAGACCAACGTGGTGGACCACCCGGTAGACAAGCCAGTGGCGAAGCGGGTACCCGTTGACTACATCTACCACCAACTCAACTGGGACTTCATCCACGGCATGGCACAGATTGCCAGCTATGCCGCGCACAAGTACGGGTCGGTGCAACAGTATGCTGACTCGCGCCTCGCCGGTGAGAAATCCCCTGTCAACCACATGCTGCGCCACATGGGGCAGTACATCACTGGCGAGAAGCATGACCATTTCCAAACCATGGAGGCGCACCTGTTGGCTATCGCCTACAACGCCATGATGGAATACTACTACTTCAAACAATACGGACGAGAGGACTACAAACTAAATGTCGACCCAAGGGTTGAATAGGCCACTGGCCGAACGGCTCATCGAAACACCGGCAGGTATTATACACATGTACACTGTCGAGAAACCCGACCACAGCCTGGAGGTGACCGCCGACCTCAAGGTCAAGGTCACTGTCCATGCCGACGCCCTGCTCATGCACACCAAGGACAACGGGGCGCTGATACGAAACGCCGAGGAGACCGCGATACGCAAGCTGATATCAACGGTACTGTTGCCTACCCCGCTATTGAGCATCGTGCGTGAGTTGAATGTCCTGTGCATGGAGTGCATTATCACCATGCCCGACAATGCCCACGTGGAGGACATCAAGATCCGCCGCATGGATCTCACCGACAAGCTGGCCAAGATCCAGGTCATCGCACGCCAGTCATACCTGGAAGGAACCTATAACCATGGCGACACTGGACCTGCCGACGATCAGGGTTGACATGCGCGAAGGTAGTAAGACCCTCGTCCCCCTACTGGAGAATACATGCAATGTTATACAGGTGCCTCAGTTACCGGCGGGGGATTTTATGTGGCGGTCTCGTCTCCGTGACGGTAGTACTGTCAAGACCCTCTGTGAATACAAAACCTTCGCCGACTTCCTCACCAGCAAGCGGGATGGCCGGTTACTTGAGCAGGTGGTCGGCATGTTGGAGTATGGGGACCGGAACATACTCCTCATCGAGGGGGACTGGGGACTCGGACCAAAAGGATTGGCAGTAGTGAGGAGCAAGCAGTGGAAGAACCATCGGGGCATCATGGTGGAAGGTGGGTACCAAGTGCCACTAACCGGGACGGCACGCCCACCAACGTTTAGTGAGTTGTCGGGGTTCCTGTGGGAGTTGCAGTACATCGCAGGGTTCCAGGTCTGGCGGTCCATGTCGAAGGATGAGAGCGCCGCCCTGCTGGCCCAGGCGTGCCGGTTGGAATGGAAGTCGTGGAAGGAGCACGACGCACTAGGGGTCGATGGCATAGTCGGTGCCAAGATGGAGAAGGTCACCCCCACTGGTGGCCCACGGTTCATGACCCCGGGGAAATGTTGGAGAATGGCAGCGCAAATTGATGGGCTAGGTAGCTTGGCAAGTTACACCGAGCATGGGTTCGACACGCCCTACGAGATGGTCAACGCCAGCATCGAGTCATGGGAAACCGTACTCCCGGCCAAGCAAAAGTGGAGGGCACGGGTTATACACAAGTGGTTACGAGAAAGGTAAGTTAGTCACTAACAAAGGAGAACAGAACAATGACAACGAAACAATTGGTTACCGCACATAGCCGATGGTTGGAAGTGATGGTGAATGCACGTCGCTTGCTCAGTAAACCGGGCAAGTGGTCCCGCACCACCCACAACCTGAACAACCGGGGCTTGCCCTGTGCGATCACTGAGGCGCAACGTTACTCACTCATAGGTGCCCTGGAGTGGGGGCTGGATGATCCCAACGAGTTATACGCGGTCTGTGCCTACCTCTGCCGCACCGTAGGCATCAAGGGTAACCTGCACGACTGGCACCTGCACCTGGAGAAGGTGGATGGGGCAGTGGTGCTGGCCGACGTGCTCAAGCTGTTGAACAAGGCCATCGTGATGACTGAAAGGACGATCATCGACAATGACTGACAAAAGCCTGTGGCACACCTGGATGAGAGGTCTCGCCGACATCACCATCCACCTGTTATGGATCGCCGCCCTAACCAAGTACCTCATGCCGCTGTTATGGGAGGTACACAAGGCCGTCAATGTACATGGTGCGAGGTGAGCTATGGCGGTAGACTTCTGGCCGTACTTGACACGTGGGGTAGGGGCAAGGTGTAGTCAATGCATTGCATCTCTCGACCCCAGCCAGTTCAGTCATGTCGTCCCGCCCTGTGGGCCAGCCGACGCGGAGGTACTACTCGTTGGTGAGGCCCCCGGTGGGCAGGAGCGTGACGAGCCATTCCAGGGTAACGCTGGGCAGGAACTGGACAATCACTACCTGCCCCTGGCCAAGTTGACAAGAGAGGAGGTTTATATAACTAACGTGTGTAAGTGCCGCCCACCGTCGAACCGCACCCCCAACGTGAGGGAGATAGGCGCGTGTTCGCGGCACTTCCTGGCGCGTGAGCTAGACCGGCTATGCCCAAAGCTGATCGTACTCATGGGCGGCACCGCTTCTAGTATAATCGACGGCGACCCGGTAGACCTGGAGAGTGATCACGGGCGGCACTACCATGGGACGATACTAGGCAGGGGGCCGTATGACATCATGCCCACCTATCACCCGGCACTGGGGCTGCATGTGAGCAATCGCATTGACGCCATCGAGGAGGGGTTTGCCAATGTCGGCAAGTGGCTGGTCGGCAAGTACAGCGAACCAGTAGACGAGTGGGAAGGAGATGAAGAGTACGTCTACCTGGAGGACTGGCACGGTGGGCATAAGGCGAGTCGGCCAGTGTTCATCGACAGCGAGAGCGAGTATGGCGCCCTGTACTCGTGGCAGTTCACCCAGGTGCCGGGGGTGGGGGTGATGGTGCGGGAGTACAATGACCCCGGTGGCGTAGAGGACAAGCGGCGGTACCTGCAACGCATACTCAACGAGTGCAAGGTGCTGGTGATGCAGAACGCCATAGTGGAGGTGGCAGCATTTAGGGCACTGGGTATCCATGTCGATTGGGCCAAGGTGACCGACACCATGCAAATTGCCTATAGACGGGCCATGTCACAAGGCTTGAAACCCCTGGCCAGGAGACATTGTGGCATGAAGATGCAGTCATACATGGAGGTAACCAACCAAGCTAGCAAACGTAAGGTCAAGGAGTGGATCGTCGAGGTCACTGATCACCTCCCGCAGTTAGTCACTAACCGCATTAGTGAAAAGACTGGGGCGTACCTCAAGCCTAAGAGAACTGAGAACCCCATGGTCGCAGTGCTCGATGGCATATTGCGATCCATGACCACCAACCCCAAGTACGACCCATGGAAGAGATGGAGAGAGCATAGAGAGGAGTTACCGGCGGCAGCGACAGCGGCTGCGATAGAGACAAAGAAGAAGCAATGGTACTGGCGGGAGTGGCTACTCGACTACGTGGGTAGTGACATGCCACAACGGGGCCTACGTCATGTGGACCCAGTGCTCGCCAAATGGTACGCCTGCCGGGACGCCGACGCAACCTGCCGGGTGTACTACACGATAGGCAAAGACTTAGACAGCTTATGGAAAGTGAGAGAGTATGACTGGAACAACCGATGACATAGAAATCACAATGGGCGACATCAAGACTGCGTCCATGAACAGGGCCGACCTGACCAAGGCGTGCTACGTAAAGGTAACCATGGGCCTGGAGTTGTACCTCATGGACGTTATGTTCAGGATGGCGGAATCCAAGAACAAGACCGACCTGTTCGCTGTACTGCACACGTTCTTTGAGATAGGGATACAGGCAGGGATAGATGCAGAGCGTAAACGCCACGCCGCCGAGACGCTGGCTCTAATGAAAGCCGTCGCCGAAGCCCCCGTGGTAGAATAGTTGTAAGTACTAGATAACAAAGGAGTAACCAATCACATGGCCAACAAAAAGCCATTCATCACAGAGGAGCCGGTACGCACACTAGAGGTACTAGCCCAACCCAAGGTCGCACTAGCCACAGCCAAGGAGATGGAGTCACTCATCCGCGAGAGGCAAGGGTACAAGGCACAGGAGAAGGTGGCCCTGGCCCTCATCGCCAAGGTCAACCCCGTGATCTACAGCCACATGGCCAGGATGGAAGATGGGGTGCAGATACACGTGACCGATTCCCGTCTCCCCGAGGGCAAGGTATGGAGGGCCGTACTTGGCGGGGCGACCCGTACCACGGTCAACCTCGCCGCACTCAAGATGTCCATGCTGGCCCATGGGATACAACCGGCCAAGATCGACCAGATCCTCGACTACGAAGTCCAGGTCGTCGATGAGGAGACCGGGAAGCTGACCCTCACTCAAGTGGTCAAGACCAGCACCAGTGATAGTGTTAACATACGCATGGTCAATGCGTCATAATCAACGGGTGCTCACCTCACCCGGTCACATTCGCTGGATGTTGTGGATTGCGGCGATAGCATTTGTGATCGCCGTTGTCATACTGGTTAGTCACTAACAGTCACGTTTCGCTGGATGTACGCCAGCGCGGGGGCGGTGAGATAAGCCATGTTAAGGGTGGCCGCCGTCCCCACCATTTACCAAGGAGAACCAATCAATGAACGACGAAGAGATATTGAATCGTATACGTGAGGCCATCGCCGCCCTGGACGAGGCCCTGCTGTATATACCCCATGTGGACAAGATAGACCACAAGCGATACACCCGTATCCAGGATGCCAGCGACCGGCTGGTCGAGGCACGCGAGGAGATACAGGTACGTATCACTGTCCAGGACAATGCCCGTAAGGCTATCGAAAGGATGTCACAATGACCCCGCAGGAGAAAGCTCACCTCGCCCAGGTTGCCGCCTACGGGGTGAAGCCCACCAACGCCCTATTCCCTGTCATTGGCGACATGTTCAACGCCCACTGGGAACGGTGCGACGCCCTGCTGGTCACCACCAATGCCCACAAGCGCACAGATCAAAGCATCGTCATGGGCCGGGGTGCCGCCAAACAACTGGCCCTCATGCTCGACGGCGTAGATGTTGACCTCGGCCGTCAGGTCGAGCACCTCAAGCCATATGGCATAATTTGGTCCAAGCTGGAGATCGAGATCGGTGACTGGATCGTACCCAACGTGGGCGCATTCCAGGTGAAGCGATCGTTCAAAGACAAAGCCTCACTGGACTTGATTGAACGTAGCTGTGTCATGCTGGACCGCTGGTGCCGCGCCCACCCCAAGGCGAAGGTGAGGCTCAACTATCCAGGTATAGGTAATGGTGGCCTATCTGAGGATGAGGTACGCCCCATCCTGGAGGAGTGCCTAAACATGAAACAGGTCTCCATCTGGAAATGCCCCCCGAACGAGGTGGTTAGTGACTAACGGCGAATCGTACAGCAACATCCGCGACATCCTCGGTGACCTCGTGGGCCAGCGCCTCGTCGAGGTCACCCAGCACGACATGGACGAGTGGCAGGAGACCGGCGAGGCGTACATCATGCTCATGTTCGAGAACGGCGCATCCCTCCAGGTGTTTATTGGGGAGGACGGGTTCGAGTATGTCAAGGGGGTTAGTGACTAACATGGACATCACCATCCCCTACCTCATCGGCGTATTCATCATAGGCTTCATCCTGGGGTTCCTGGTTCGCCAGGACTACTAGCCATGTACATACCATCACGTATCCGCCACCCATCCTTTGCCAATACCCAGGCGCTTGACCGTCTCCCTATGCCCACTATCGAAGACATGATGCGCCTGGGTGTGGCCATTGATGTCCCCTACCTTAGCACACTAGCCGCCGAAATGCGTGATACTATGGAGGATCTCTCTGCGAAGGTTCGGCGACGGGTTCCTCCTGACAAACTCGCAGAGTTCCTCGGTGTCGATCCCGACGACGATGACGGGGATAGTGAGGGGGAGGCGAGTAACGAGCCGGTATCGGTAGCCAGCCGGTTCAAGGTCACCTCCCCCGAACAAGTGGCATGGTTTTTGTTTGACATGCTGGGCATAGGTAGGGGTAAGGAGTTAGTCACTACCCCGGATGGCAGTAGGATAAGCACTGGCAAGAAACAGTTAGAAGCACTAAAGCAGGAACATGAGGCGATCCAGGAGATACTGGCGTTTCGTGAAGTACACAAACTCTATACCACGTATGTCCTCAAACTTCCGCGGATCGCCCGACACCATCCTAAAGGTCGTCATTGTCCTGTATGCGGTCATACTCATCGTGAGCCTAGTGATCGAGTTCACTCCACGATAGTTGCCACCAGGACTGACACAGGTAGGCTAGCTGGACGTAGGCCAAACCTGATGAACATCCCGATCCGCAGTCTACTCGGGGCACGGGTACGTGCGGCGTTTGTGCCCAGCTATGGCATGTCCATGGTCGGCGCAGACTATAGTCAGATCGAATTACGCATCCTCGCCAGTGAGGCCGCTGACCCGTTCATGATGCAGTGCTTCCTGGAGGGTCGCGACATACATGCGGAGTCCACCCTTGAAGCGATGGGCATTCGAGACAAGGTGGCCTTCGACCCGAAGTCCAAGGCCATCCATGCCATCGTCCCTGGGGCTACATTGCCTACCATTCAGGAGTTCATGACCATGCGTGCCGGGATGAAGAACGCCAACTTCGGCATCGTCTACGGCATTACCTGGATGGGGTTGCAGGCGCAACTGGTCCTCATTGGCATCTACTGGTCTAAGGAGCAGACCATCGCGTTCATCGAGGAGACATGGCACAAAGTGTTCGCCGCCATCCGGCCCTACATGCGGGAGCAGGAATATCGCGCGCGTAAGTACGGCTTCACCTGGGACTTGATGGGTAGTGTGCGGTACATCCATGGTATACGCAGTGCTGTGAAACGAGTGGTAGCCGAGTCGGTCAGGCAGGCGGGTAATATGCCTATCCAGTCGGCGGGTTCCGCGTTCCTCAAGATCGCCATGTGGACCCTTAGGGGAGTCTACGAACGGTTCCGCGATGACGGTTACGAGGTGAATTTTCTGATGCCGGTTCATGACGAGATTGTATCAGAGTGCGACACGGCTATAGCAGAGGAACTCAAGGCGGCAACAGTGCAGGCTATGGCCGAGGTGAACAACTACACCCAGTTACTCGTCCCGGTCGCGGCTGATGGCAAGGTCACCAGCCGCTGGACGAAATGACAGTTAGTAACTAACTAGCGGTATGCGGCCTCGACCTGGGCCATCACCCCCTGCCAGTAGTTGGCACGCTCATCCGGGTCGAGCTTGCCACTGGCCGACGATTGCGTACTCAACCAGTGGCTGGCCGCATCCATCCGCTCCTTGATCACTTCCTTCCTGGTTGCCGGGTCAAGCGTGGCATAGTCGGGGTCATCGAGTAGTGACTGCAAGTGGGCACTGTACATCACGCCCTTGACCTTCTGCCGCAGTGCCAGCACCTCCTGGGTATCGCCCTCCTGGGGATTGACCGGGGGTATAGGTGTACGATTCTCCAGCAGCATGTCCTTCTGCGGTTGCGACAGTTGCCCAGCTAGCTCGTCATAGGTCGCATCCTGCTGCTGCCGCAACTCGTCCCTGTCAATGGCATCCAGCCGCCCACCGCGACCAGCTAGAAACCTATTCTCCAACCCGGTAGTGAACGACAGCCCACCAGCTTTACCAGGAGGTAGTATACCTATGCCTTGCAATACTTGGTCTGCCACATTCAACCCCAGCGGTATCCCCTGCCCACCAAGTGCCGTCAGCCTCCCCTGCCAAGCCGCTGGCGAACCACCCGCCGCCTGTGCCGCCGCAGTAACTAGTCTACTCGTGTCCTTGTCTATCTGGTGCTTGGCAGGGAGTTTCTCCAGTTGCTTACTGACAAATGGCCTGCCGCTAAACTGGTGTACCCCACTCGCAATGTCGGCATATGCCTTGCCCACCTGTGGGATCACCTTGTTAACCTGACTCATCACTGCCTCGCCAGCACTGGGCAGTAACTTGGTGTCGTACTCAGGCCCAATCTGCGGGGTGAAGTCGTTGGCCTTAGTGTCGAACCCCATCTGCTGGGCGATCTCATTGAACTTATCGGGGGCATAGCGCCACGCCTGTTCAATCGCATACCGGGTCGCCCTCACCAGTGGCGAGAACTGCCCGGGTATCGGCCATTTGAGCATCTGCCGCTTGCCATCCTCGTTGACCACCCCTGGCCGCACCACATTCCAGTTGTCGTCCTTGTCGTGGTCTTGCGAATCCAGGTACGCCTCCTGTCTGTCCTTGCTTGACAGGTTGTAAATAGTGCTGGCAATCGTGGGCATCACCACATAGGATGCAACGCGCAAGGCAAACTGCTCTGGATTCGTGCGTGCCGCCTCCCAGGATGACGCCACGTTTTGGATACCGGCATTGAGGTACGGGGTGACGGCATTCCAGTTCTGCATCTCACTGCCGCTCTGCCGGTAGTTGGCCATCTGGTTACGCGCCGCATCCAGCCCAGCAATGTTAGCCTGCTGTCTCGACATCCCCTTGGCTAATGCTTGGTCGCGCACTGTCGTGTATACCCGTAACCTGCCCATCAACTCGGTCTTGGCGGCGAGGTTCTCGACATACGCCATAGACTGCGAGAACGCCGCCTTCTTGTTGGTCAGCGCATACTTGCCAATAGCCTTGGCCTTCGCCGCTGCGCCTTCACGGGACTTGGCCACCTCCCACTTGATTTGCGGCAGTGGATTATCCCTATACGCCTCGACACTGGTGAACGCGCCACCATGACTACGCAACTCAGCGAGGTCAGCCGAATGCTTACCTATGGTGTCCTTGATCACGTCCAACGTCGCGCTAAATGGCTTCTTGTACAGCGTCGAGAACCCAGTATTCATGACGTTGGTGCCAATGTCCATGGCGAGGTTGCCCATTTGGAACAGCGGGTTGGCCGCACCAGTCGCCGTGCCCCGCAGGACCCGGGCAAACCCCCGCGCAAACTCTAGTAGTCCCCCCATCTGGTTGGGCTTGAGGTTGCGTGCGGCAGCGGCGATAAGTGGATCGACCTTGAGCGTAACCGGCTGGCCATTCTCCAGGAAGGTAATGCTATTGGTCTCATCCAGCTTGTTCTTGCCAGTGTATTTCCCAGCCTTGATATCCTCGGGCTTGACCCGCTCAATATGCCCCTCCCAGCCCTGGTACTCCTTGGAGATGCGGTCCAGTTCCTGGCCTACCTTGTTACGTCTCGCCTCCTTAGTGTTGTGGAACGTCTTGGTGACCAGCGACTTCCACATGTCCTCGATAGGGGCATCGCTGTCGCCACCAAGGATGCGTACACTGCGTTGCTGGGCCAAGTGCCCAGTGGGTTGCGACGATCCCCACTCGGCGTTGCTGTTGATGTCGTCCATGATGCGGCCAACAGGTACATAGTCTGGGTACATGCGGACCAGGGTATCGCGTAGTTCTGGCCTTAGCCTGCCATCGGCCACAGACTCATCGAGCATGGATCTAAAGTATGCTTGGATGTCGTCCACTATCGGCTGGTGGTACTTCTGCCCCTGCCTGATCTCGTTCTCCAGCGTCTCCAGTGGCCGCTTATAATGCTCACCTATCGCACCAGTGTCTAACCCCTCCCGGTACTTGGTCATGCCCAGGATCGCCATGTGGTTGTTACGCATCATGCGTGCATTGACGTCACCCGCGTCAGCCGCCTTGTCAATCGCCGCATACGTCTCCCCACTGGGTTTTGCCGTCACAGCCCCGGCCTTCTCCTGGTCAACTAAACGTTTCCATTCCTTCTTGCCCTGCGTGTTGATCTCGACCTGCCGCTCCTGCAATGCCTGTGCGTATATGCCTGCATGTTCCATCTTCTCCTGGGCCGCATTGCCGTCGAGACCCTTGAGATGTTTGTCAATAATGGTCTTGATCACCGTGCGGGTCTTGCCCTCGGCCTCTTCGTTGGCCGCAGTCGAGTCATCAAATATCACCCGCGCCTTGTCCCCGGGTAAGGGGGTCTCGCCGGTACGCTTGGAGATGCGGTTTTGTATCGTCTGTACGGCCCTGGTTGTCGAGACGCGCCGTGACACAAACTTATCCAGCGCATTCTGATTGAATACCCGCTTCGCCCAGCTTTGCTTACCCGCTTTCGCTGCCGCCTCCCGTTCAGCCACTGCCGCACCCATGACCCGGTTGTACTCGGCATCGGTGGCCCACTGGGCATTGGATGGCCGGGGCATGGGGCGACCGGTGGCTGGGTCAACCGGGGTGTTGAGGTGATCCCAGAGTTTACGGGCCTGCTCACTGGCGTACTGTGAGCCAAGGAATCCCATCGAGTGTGGGCTGGCGTCACTAGCCTCCAGTGCCCCTAGGCTGAACCCTTGCTTGCCCCGCCCACCACGGTTAGTGACTAACTCACCCTCGTCACCCTCACCTTTACGCGCCCTCAACGGCGACTCTACTGGGGCGGGGGTGGTTCCACCGGGGGTTCCTGTGGGGCGTCCAGGTCCCGGCCCACCATCCCCCACGACTCCAGCAGGCTCTGCCGGAACGCCTCGTCCGGGTCCTCCCCTAGCAGCCTTGCCTTTTCTGCCGCCAGTTGCGCCCGGTTGAAGTTGTTGATCGCCTCCTGGTCCCACCCCGGCGGGGCCGACATCACCCGGGGGCTGCGCGGCCCCTGTGCCTCTGGCTGCGGTGAGTCTTGCTGTTGCCTCTGACTCCTTGGCGGCGAGGGCCGCGGACTCCCTGGCTTCTGCGGCGGTTGCGACTTCGGCGGCTGATTTGCCACGTTGGAATACCTCCCTTGTATCCGGTTTCAGTAGAGTAAACTCGTTGATCGCGGTAGTGCCACCCGCACGTTCCACCGCATCGCGGTACATTTCCACCAGTGTCAGGTTCTGCCGTATGGACAGCTTGAGATCCCTGTTGGCCATGGCCTTGGCGGTGACCTCGTCGAATGCCTCACTCTCGCTGTAA